ATTCTTATCTAGGTCTTTTGTAGATACAACAGCACAGTTTTGTAGTGCAGCTGAGTTACGTTTTTCCATTGTAAGTGGTGTTCCAAATGTCCACATACCACGTCCTGGTGGTGTCCACTTTAGATTAAACATGCGGTCAAAAGCTTCTTGTGCAGACTTCTGAGCCTTGTAGTCATTCCATGGAAGACGGTTGTCCTTGGCATGATTCTTCTGGACAGAATACATCCCTTCGATAACTCTCTTACAAACTTCATACCAGCGTTCTTTGGTTCCATCTTCTTTGATGCGAGAATAGGTTCTAGCAAAAGTAATTTCTCCAATGGAGTTTTCTCCCGCATCTCTGAAACCAAAGGGTGCCTCTACAGTGCTGTATTTTTCAACAAAATCTGTTGGTAGGTTGAAGGAGAAGAAGTCGGACATATATTTTTTACCTTTCGAGAGTGGGATAGAAATCTATTATAGCATAGTGTTTTTAGAAACACAAAACGCTCCTTAAAGTTTTACTTTAGAGTTTTGTAAAAACAAAAACTGTTAATAAAAGGAGCGTTAAATTAAGTCATACCCTTGTAGATATTCTTCTACTTCTTTTGGCATTGGCTTATATTGTATCACATTTTTGGGCAGATCTTCTGTTCTCTTTGACCTATCTCTGAACGTATGAATCTCTACCTCGGAATTATTGTCTTTTACAGTGTGACTAATTGCCCCAAAGATTGCTCCACAAACAGCATCTGCTAAGTCCTTAGAGCTTTTCCTTGGATGGTCTACTCGATTGTTTTTCATAATCTTTAATTCTGTTAGTTCTTCAAACAATAATTCTATTGCTGGCATCGCTAGTCTTTCTTCATACATGAGCATCGCCATGTCTTCGTAGTGCTTCTTTGCAACTGATACTGTTTCAGTTCTAATGCCCACAGACTTTAGCTCGTTTTGTATGTCAAAAGACTGCCAACGGTCAAAGCTAACCATTCCAATATCAAAACCTTGTCTGCGTAGGTTTTGAATCCACTGCTTTACTTCCGACAGATTTACTGGGCCTTCAACCTTTGGCTCCCAGTAGACAACTGCATCTACGATAACCATGGGGACAACCTGCTCATAGTCTTTCATAACTTGAACTGATACCCACTTCTCTACGTGAGCAATTGCTACTGCACACTTGTCATGCTTCTGTGCAAGGTCAGCATGAACAAAGTATTTCTTATTTGGATCTGGGGTGAATGTTTCGTCAAATCTTTTTGAGGAATCAATCGGATTCCTGATTGTCATACAAGCTCTAACCTTTTCACGCTGCTTAAAGAATGCGTCAGATGCAAATGTAGGAACACAGGCAAACCTTTGCATAGCATCTCCGATGTCTGTATAGAAGGCCAGCTTAAAGTCGTCGATAGTTCTTGTCGGATTTACTACCCATGTTGGTCTTTTTAATGCAAAGACTCCTGGATATTTGTATGATGTGATGATGTCTTCATCCCATTCGATTTGAAGAGAATTTCCCTCAGCCTCTTCTGGCAAATCTGGATTCATTATGAACGTATGTTTTTGACTAATGCTTTCTTTTTCAGCAATAACAGAGTCATACCTTTGTGAAATAAAGTCTCCAGGGAACCGTGGGAAAGATAGTAGAGCTACCTTTCCTAGGTCTGGAAATCGAGAGTCTACAGAAGCACGAAAAGCTTTGTAGATGTTGTCAGCCGTCTTACCCTGGTCGTTACCCCCACCAATTTCTTGTGCGAATCCAGAGATCTCATCTAGCACTGCTAGGATAAGGTTAAGTCCCTCATGAGACTCACGCTCAGAGTGTCCAGAGTAAACTGTAATAGCTTTATCAAATTCAATAGACTCTGCTTTTGCATAAAACTTTCCAGCAAACCAAGGAGATCTTTCTATTTTATTTTTAAATCCTTTGAAGAAAACGTTCTTAGCTTGCTGAGCATTAATCGCCACGTTAATGATATCAATCGCATCGCCAGCTGGTTTTCCGAAATATCTCGCTGGGTCCTTAAGACAAAGGAGCTTGTATACGATGTAAGAACAAGCAACAGTAGACGTAAAATCCTTGCCAGATCCTTTGCCAAGCTGCAGAATAACTTCGTTTTTTGTGTATTTTTTATAATATTTTGTCCCTTCTTCCTGTCCCATTAAATTAATTAAATCTTCTAGCTTATAGATTTGACTCATAGCCTCAACAATGTCGTATTGAACATCTGACAATGGTGGCTGAGCCAGGTAGTCTTCGCCCTCTACAAATGTTTTTGCATCAACTGGTGTCTCGTCAAAGTTACTGTCTTTTAAGACTTCTAAAAATTCATCAAACATCGCTGACAATCGTAATTACCTCTTTGTCTTTTGAAACAGCAGATAGCCTACGCATAATCTCGTCTCGTATTTGTGGATGCTCTGAAGCAATGTCTTTAAGAATGTTTACTAGGACGTCTTGCTTTCTTTCAATCTCTAGCATCTCTTCTGCTAGTTCTTTGTTTTCTAGCAGTCCAGCTTTTTGTAGCATATCAATTCTTCTTGCCTCAATGTCAAGAACTAACTTAATAGCAGCTGTCTTTGCACTTAGGTTTGCAGTTGTGGTAGCATCATCGATAACCTCATAAGCTTTACTGATTAGCTTATTATAGTGTGTGTCTGCTCCAACTAAAGCTTCCTTGGCCCTTGCACGAATAGCGGCATTGTCGGAAGCCATCTGCTTCCATTCATTAATATAGCCAACGACTTTTTGTCTGGGGATATCAAGCTCTTTGGATATCTGGGTTGCTTCGCTACCCTTAAGGTATTCTTCTACGACCCTATTCACCTTGTCTAGGTGTTCAATTAGGTTATCTTCAGTTGACATTCTTTTTACCCCTTTTTATTGGCATTAGTTTAATTCTATCAGATCTGAACGATCTCCATCCAGAAACTACTCCTTTGCTTAATTCAAAGCAGTCTACCCACTGAACCCCAGTTTCTTTGTTAGTAACAAGACTATCAAACTTAAACTTTGAACCATACTCTCCAGAAATCTTTATGATCTCTCCAGCTACCACTAACCTGTTTCCCACCCACATTTCTTTAATCCTGTCAAACTTGGTTTCTCTTATAGGAGAAGACCTTCTTTTATTCACTAGAAGATCTTTCTTTGGCTATCTTTAAAAGAATTAAGTATCCTAGTAGGTCGTCGATCTCGTTATCCCCTGGCCAATCGTGGCCATTCTGTATTCGAGAAAGCTTATCGTCAATACGAACCAGCAGCTGCTCTACGTTGTCCGTTTTTGAGAATATCCTCGAAGGATGTAGTGCGGAGTCTCCATAAGATCTATTCTTAGAGATTAATAACTCCTTTACCTGATCCGAAACTCTTTCAATATCTTTTTCTGTTTCTATGCTCATGTTCCTTAGTCCTCCTTGATCTGGTCTGTTCTCCAGGTACCCTTCCATTTTTCATAAAGCTTGTTTACAGAAACCTGGTTTTCTCTTCCATGTCTATAAATAGTTTCAATTACTTCATGCTCAATCTCAATTGGGTGGGAAAACTTTTCACATTTGCTTATATAGTTTTGTGTCCAATCAATTTCTTGCTGCACTGCTTCCATTTTACTAGAAATTTCTGGAATGTCAAGTTGGCTCAAAGTATTACGCTCATAGAGCCCCAGGTATGACCCAAAGCATCTTGGTCCGCACATAATACAGGAGGACCCATCTGTATCAAACAAGCTCATCAAAAGATCATTGTCTCTAATAACAATACTGTCCTGTAGAAAAATAAACCTATCGATATTAGTATTATCGTATACCCATTTAATCTTACCAAGCTCTTGTCCATATCCAGAAACCACAATAGCTGGAACCTTTAATGAAGACAGGCAGTCGTTTACCCAGTGTGCCCTTCCTGGGGATGTGCCAATTACAATTGCTTCTTTCAATTCTTTATCCTATTTTTAATAGTTGTTGTTGAGACATGCTTGGTATAAGGAACATAGACAAGACCAATCCCTCTAGCGTCTAGCCAGTCCTGGTCAAAGCTCATTTGGCTGTAATAATCTTTTCTTGCCCAGTCTGAGCCAATGACGATATAGTCAGGATCTGAAAGCTGAATAGAAATTTTTGAATCAGTTCCGCCTAAGTTTGGAACTACTGCGTCTACATATTGGCAGGCTTCTAGAACTGCTTTACGTTCTTCGTATGTGCAAGCTGGGGCTTTCCCCTTATACTCAAGAATAAATTCATCGGTATTCAGGGAGACTACGACCACCCCATCTGAGCCAGCTATGCTCTTGCATCTTTGCAATAAGTTTACGTGACCAGAATGAAACAAGTCGAAGGTACCTCCTGTGTAAACAACGCTCATCTCTTAGACCTCTTTAACTTAAACTTAGCCAAGTAAACGTATATTGTTTCTACGCTGGTGCCACATTCTTTTGCTATTTCTTCTGGACTCTTCTTGTCCATCCAATACCTTTTCTTAAGCCATGCCTCACTGGTGTATAGTTTTGCAGCCATCTTTACAAGCCTATCTTTCCTGGGTTATTAACAGCATAGTGTCCAATTGCTATGGCATCTGCCACATCATTATCATCTATCTGTTTGTCATAGTAGGTGTTTACAAACTTGATTGTTCTTTGCTTTCTGAATTCTCTCTCTATTGTCTTTAGAGTAGACGGAGCTTTGTTGGGGTTATTCTTTGCTACCTCCAGTTTTTCTGGCGTAGTAAGCTTTTTATTTCCTATAAAGTTTTGCCATGTAATAGGGCTGACGGATCCAAATCTTTTTACTCCAACAATTCTTGCTGCTCCAAGAAGACCACCCTGAACTAAGGCAAGGTCTGCAGCAGTCTTTGGGCTATTCATAAACACCGTGTGCTCTATGACGATTGCATCAATGTCAAACTTCTCAAAAAAGGCTACCGATTTTCTTGCAGCATCGCCTACTTTAGAATAGGTGTCTAGTCCTTTAAAATTAATTTTACCACAGGCAACTAAAGTCTTATCGTTAAAAATGGCAAACGCCAGGTTGTTAGTGCTGGCATCAATAGCACAGATATTCTTTGGGGTATCTATTAACAGATTAAGATTTACCATTAGATAACCTCTTTATATCTTTCAAGGCAATGGATATGTCAACTGGATTAATTAGACACTTACTACAAATTTGTTCATCGTTATAAATTGACAAGTTCTGCTCACACTTCTTGCATTTTCTAACCTTACCAGCCCTACGACTAATCCTGGAGAGTTGATATCTTTCAGTGATCTTTTGTTTAGTAGCTCCGTCCCTGCACTCAGGAGAGCAATATATTTGATAAGAAACTTTTGTTTCAAAACTGTTGTCACACCATTGACAATGCTTCATCTAGAGGCTCCAAAGATTTGATCTTTACCTCTCCAGTTCCCGCTGCATCACAAGTTGCCCGAATCGGACAGGTCTTGCAAATCTTTGAATTGGACCTATAGTTTTTCTCTGGCAGGGTTTTACTTTCCCAAGCCTTTCTAACTGTTCTCATCCATTCAAAAGCGTTCTCTACCCACTTAAAAGAATATTCATTTAATTCTACAGGAAAAATTAATAGCTCATGATTGTTCTTGTTTTCATAAATCATGACGGCCTTGCTCTTATTTAAAATTTTCATATAAATAAGTAGCTGAATCAAGTGGCCACCTTTTGGTTTTCCTGCTAGCTTTCTATATTCAAAACCTTCATTTGGCATAGTTTTAATTTCACCAAGGAGGTCTTGACCATCCCAATCTAAAACAACATCTCCATAACCAAAAATCGGAGGATCGGAATATGTTATTTTAAATTCTGAATCTTTAAGAATTCCAGCATCGCCCATAGCTTTCTGGATTCTTTCATGTGACTTTGTTCCCGCAGTCATGTTTGCTCCACCGTATGCATCTGCATTGTCT